AAACCGGTTTTTGGGGGGTGGCGGAATTGGCAAACGCTCCCGGTTGTTTCCCGGGCGGTGATCCACGAAAGTGCACCTTGGAGGTTCGAATCCTCCCCCTCCAGCCTATCTACTATATGGATGCAGGCGATTTAATACTTCAAGCATTAATGTCAGTGTTGATAGGAGCTATGGTTTATTTATGGCTTTTATCTTCTTTAATACCTCATAATCAATCAATATTTCAAATTTCTGAAAACATAGGAAAAGCAACAGAACAATTAACACCACCTTAACTCAGTTAGTTCCCTGTTAAAATGAAAAATAATAGTTATAACATTGGCGATATAGTAAAAATCAAATCTAGAGTTGGTTCTGCGATTCCTGATTTGCATGTAAAATTAATTGAAAGACAAAAACGTGTATGTTATGATACAAATAAATTATTTTATATGTGGAAAACTAAGTTAATTTATAAAAGAGAAATAAACCTTCTAAAAAAAAGATTTTGTATTCCCTTTAAATATCCAAATAATGTTGAAACTTTTATCTATGAAGAGGATATTATATGTCGACTAAACTAATTAATTTACATCTGTGAGTATTATGGCTAAGAAAAATTATGTGTTAGATACTAGCGTCTGTTTGACTGATGCAGAAGTCCTTTTTAAGTTTGAAAATCATGACATTTACTTGCCCCTCAAGGTTTTGGAAGAAATTGATGGGCACAAAAAAAGGCAAGATTCCGTTGGCGCGAATGCAAGGAAAACTATTAGAATTCTAGACGAATTTCGTCAGAAAGGTTCTTTAGAAAAAGGTGTCCGCATCGATAAAGGTAAGGGGATTCTAAAAGTTGTATCATTTACTGATCTGAAGCAAGTGATATTTCCAGCTGATTTAGATTTAAGACACCCAGACCACGTAATCTTAGCTACTGCTAAAACAATACAAGCTCAATTTGAAAATAGAAAAACGGTAGTTGTATCAAGAGATATTAATATGCGAGTTATTTGTGACTCAATTGGTATAATTGCTGAAGATTATATATCTGAGAAAGCAGTAACATCCTCTGATGAATTATTTAGTGGTTTTGTTATTGTTAATTTTGATGATGAAGTAATAGATAGGTTTTATTCCGGCGAGGACATATATCCACATCAATTTACTGAAGAATTACCCGAAAATCTATGTCCTAACCAATATGTGATGATGGTTTCCAATGCCAATGAAAAGAAATCTGCTTTAGCGAGGTATAGTTCCGATCACGAGCCACTTAAAAAAGTTTTTAATAAGACGCTCCCGGATTGGAAAATTGAAGCAAGAAACAAAGAACAAGCGTTCGCAATTGATATGCTGATGGATTCGAATATTAAAGTAGTATCATTGGTAGGGCGCGCCGGCTCTGGAAAAACTTTATTAGCTATAGCAGCAGGATTACAACAAACAATTGGATTACGCTCTGACGAAAATCGATACGATAGACTCATTGTATCCAGACCAATCCAACCGCTTGGTAAAGATATCGGATTTTTACCCGGAACCATGGAAGAAAAAATGTTGCCATGGCTTATGCCAATCCAAGATAATTTAAAGTTTTTAATGGGCGATAAAACCTCATTAGAAATGTACATGGATAAAGGTAAAATTGAAATTGAAGCATTGACATACATTAGAGGACGCTCAATATCTAATGCTTTTATTATTATTGATGAAGCACAAAACTTGACAAAACATGAAATTAAAACTATAATTACACGTATTGGTGAAGGTACAAAGATAGTTTTGACCGGAGATGTTGAACAAATAGACAATGTATATGTTAATGAAACTTCAAATGGGTTAGCACATGCAGTAGAGAGTTTTAAAGACTTTCATATTGCAGGTCACATGACTTTCAAGAAAGGAGAACGTTCTGAGGTTGCTACAATAGCCTCAAAAGTTCTATAGTACACAAAACAAAACTTTTATTTTATATTATTAGAGGAAGTAAAATTATGAGTGAAGAAAAAACAATTACCGCTGCCGAAGCATTACAGAACCCGTTGTTGGGTATGACTGTAGAATCAGGTGAATCTGAACTGAAAGATTATTTAGTAAATTATACAGGTACCAAACTAGACTCTGAACAAGTTACAGTGCAAATGATTGCAGATGTATTGGCATCAGACTTTCCGGAATTTGCCTTTTCATTTGCAGAAGAAAATTATATTAGAGGTTATCAAATAGGATTAGAAGATGCATATAAAGCATTTACAGGAAAGCCAGAAGAAACTGCAGCAGAAAGTGACTGATTTTTACACAAGTGAAGGTTTACATGTGTATTTTAAGGATCAGTTAATAAATGACGAAGTTGACGCAGAAAAAGTAATTTCAAAAGTAGAATCATTAATCCCCAAGCACCTGCGTAGTGAAGTAGAAATGGTTATTATAGGTCACTTTGAAGAGTTTGAGGAAAACCACTTTAATGCATTTTATAAAGATGGTATGGTACATGTAACCAATAACCAACAAGACAATTACGATATGGTTGAAGATATTGTTCATGAGATAGCACATGCTACTGAACTGCCTTATGGTTATCAAATATATGGCGATAATAAAGTTAAAGATGAGTTTTTAAGAAAAAGATATGCATTACACAACATATTGTGGAGCAATGGATACAAATTACCCAAGTCATATTTTAGTGAAGTAGAATATAATGAAGAGTTTGATATCTTCCTACTACAAAAAGTTGGATATGATAAACTACAGGGCTACGCCGCGGGCATCTTTTTAACAACATATGCCCCTACTTCACTAAGAGAATATTATGCCACCGGTTTCGTTGAATTTTTCCTGAATCCCGATGGTCATAATTATATGAAAAAAGTTAGTCCTCAGTTATATAAGAAAATATATGAATTATATTCTGAAGAAAGTCTTGACTTTTAATAGTTAACAGGTTATAATATATAATCTGGAGGAAAAATGCCACATATTTCTTATTCTGAGTTAAAAGATTGGAAGTTTTGCGCACATTATCATAAACTAACACGCGTCGATGGTATTGATGGGTTTACGGGTAACCAATACACAGCATTTGGTTCAGCTATTCACTCTGTCTGTGAAAAAAAATTACTTGAAGAAGAAGTAGCTGATGATTTTTTTGTTGAAGAATTAAAAAAGAATATTTCTGAACTTGATACACCGGTCGATAAAAAAATAATTCATGAGATGATGAAGCAAGGGAATGGTATAATTCCTGAAATAGATGATGCACTAAATGATTATTTTGAAGAATATGAAGTTTTAGCCGTCGAAATGCCACTATACGAACCAATCCCCGGAGAAGAACATCAATTTAAAGGTTACATAGATGCAGTGGTCGCTACACCTGATGGCAAGGTACACATTTTTGATTGGAAGACTTGCTCATGGGGGTGGGATTCACGCAAGAAAAGTGACAAGATGGTGACATATCAACTTACATTATATAAACACTTCTTTTGCCAAAAAATGAATGTCGATCCCAAAGACGTTGAAACTCACTTCGCACTACTTAAACGTACAGCTAAGAAAAATAGAGTTGAATTTTTCCGAGTAACGAGTGGGCCCAAAAAAACTGAAAATGCCCTTAAACTTTTGAACACGGCGTTGTACAATATTAAAAACCAACGGTATATTAAAAACAAATTATCATGCACCGGCGGTTATGGTTGTAAATTTTATAAGACAGAACACTGTCAATAATGAGGAATAAATGAAAAAGAAAAAGATATTGGTTCTTTCTGACCATCCACTTTCGCCTTCCGGCGTGGGTACACAAACAAAATACATGATTGAGGCACTACTCAAAACTGGTCGATACCAGTTTATTTGTTTAGGTGGTGCCGTAAAACATCAGAGCTACGAACCAACCAAGGTTGAACCATGGATGGATGACTGGGTTATTTACCCAGTAGATGGTTACGGTACACAAGAAATTATTAGATCAGTATTAACTACTGAAAAACCTGACTTGCTCTGGTTTATGACAGATCCAAGATTTTATGGTTGGTTGTGGGAGATTGAAAATGAAGTTAGGGCGAATGTACCTATGATTTATTATCATGTTTGGGATAATTTCCCTGCTCCTAAATTTAATGAATTATTCTATAAATCAAACGATCAAGTTGCATGCATTTCAAAAGTGACACATGAAATCTTAAAAACAGTTGCACCGGATGTAGAGTCATGTTACTTACCACATGCAGTTAACTCAATGTTTTTTCACAAATTTAAAACTGAAGAACAAAAAAATAAAGTTAAAGAATTGAGAGAAAACATTTTCTCACGAAGCACACCTGAGAACTCAAACCCTAATAAAAAGTTGTTTTTTTGGAATAATAGAAATGCCAGAAGAAAACAGTCTGGTACATTAATATGGTGGTTTAAGGAATGGCTTGATAAAGTCGGCCACGATAAAGCTACTCTTCTAATGCATACTGATGCACAAGATCCTCACGGGCAAGATTTAACACATATTATTGATACTATAGGTGTCAGCAACGGCCAAGTATTGTTATCAACACAGAAAGTAAGACCCGAAGAGTTAGCAGCAATATACAACGCCTCCGATTATACAATTAATATATCAGATGCAGAAGGCTTTGGTCTTGCCACGCTTGAATCATTATCATGCGGCACCCCAATCATTGTGAACATGACTGGAGGCCTACAAGAACAGGTTACCAATGGTTCTGAATGGTTTGGTTGGGGCATTCAACCAGCAAGTAAAGTTGTGATTGGTTCCCTGCAAGTTCCTTATATTTATGAAGACAGAATTAGTCAAGATGATTTTGAAAAGATTCTAAATAAAGCTCTTAAACTACCTAAAACAAAATATGACAAGATGGCGAAGGCCGGCATGAAGCATGTACAAGAAAATTATAATTTTGATAATTATGAAAATTCTTGGATTAATTTAATTGATAATGCAATTGAAAAACATGGTTCTTGGGACAATAGAAAAAATTACAATCGTTGGGAACTCAATGAAATAACTCACTCGGAGAAGAAATGAAAAGAAAAATATTACTTAGAGGTCCAGTGTTGACTCAATCTGGCTATGGAGAACAAGCTAGGTTTGCAATGCGCGCCCTACGATCCCGCGAAGATCTGTTTGATATTTATATCCAACCTATTACTTGGGGTGCAACGTCTTGGTCTCGTGATTATGATGAAGAAAGACAGTGGATTGATGAGAAAGTGCAGAAAACTGCTGACTTAGTTAGGGCCGGCCAACAAAGTAGCTTTGATTACAGTTTACAGGTTACAATTCCCAATGAATTTGAAAAAGTAGCTAAAATCAATATAGGTTATACAGCTGGCATTGAAACTACAAAAGTTCATCACGATTGGATTATAAAGACTAATCAAAATATGGATAAAGTTATAACAACCTCAAATCACAGCAGAGACACATTAGCTAAAACGTTTTACGAAGGAGTTAATGAAACCACAGGGGAAAATATCAAACTGCAAACAAATGTACCCATTAAAACTGTTAACTACTGTGTTAAATCCTACGATAATCTACCAGAGTTAAACCTAGAACTTGAATATGATAAGAATTTACTTTGTGTGGCTCAATGGGGCCCTAGAAAAAATCTTGGCAACACACTTCTATGGTTTGTTCAGGAATTTAAAGATGAGGAAGTGGGTTTAATCATTAAAGCTAATATAGCAAAAAATTCTATAATGGACAGAATTACACTGCAAAACGATATTCGCCGCACAATAGAATCAAATGGATTATCAGATAGAAAATGTAAAGTATACTTGCTGCACGGTGACTTAACGGACAAAGAGATGCATTCACTTTATAAACACGAAAAGGTGTTGGGTTTGGTTTCGTTAACTTGTGGAGAGGGATTTGGGTTACCTATTTTTGAGGCAGCATATTCAGGTCTTCCTGTCGCCGCCACCGGTTGGTCAGGCCATCTAGACTTCTTGCGCGATGAAGAGGGCAACGACCTCTTCCATAATATATCCTATGATCTTGTACAGGTCCCCAAAGAAGTTGTATGGGAAGGAGTATTAATTCAAGATAGCATGTGGGCACAAGCCAGAGAATTCTCTGCAAAACAAGCTATGCGCAAGCTGATTGACTTCCCAGAACTTTCAATCAACCCGGAAGAAAGTGTAAGAGCAAGGTTATCCCCCGATGTCATGTATGAAAAATTTGTTAATGAAATCATCGAATATGATAATAGATTAGGAATCACAGATCAACAAGATGATTGGTTATCAGATATCGACAGTATTATTCAGGAATATGAATGAAAAAAATTGCATTTATAGCTGATTTTTTTGCTGCTGATGTATTAGGTGGAGGAGAACTTAACAACAAGGTTCTTATAGAAATGCTAATCGACCGCGGCCATTCAATAGAAAGAATTCACAGTCATAATGCTACACTCGATACTTTAAAAAATCATGATTTCTTTATAGTATCCAATTTCATTAACCTTAAAAGGGATGTTCTTGAAAATATACAATCTAAAAAATATATTATTTATGAACACGACCACAAGTATATTAAATCTAGGAATCCTGCAACTTATGGTTCTGATTTAAAAGCCCCCCCAAGTGAGATTATAAACTATAAATTCTATAAAAACGCGTTAGCAGTCATCTGTCAATCAAAACTTCATAAAAAAATAATTGAAAATAATCTTCAAATAGATAATATTATTAATGTTGGCGGAAACCTGTGGTCTAATGAGACACTTGATAAACTCGAAAGTTTATCAAAGAATAAAAAGCAAACATGCTATTCTATAATGAACTCACAAACACCGCATAAGAACACTGCCGGCTCCATAAAATATTGTAACAAAAATAATCTACCATATAACTTATGTCAGAGCAATTCATATCACGACTTCCTATCACAGTTGAGTAAAAATTCACACTTCGTATTCTTCCCTCTAACACCAGAAACATTATCTAGGGTTGCTGTAGAAGCTAGAATGTTAGGTTGCTCTGTTATAACAACAAAAATTGTTGGCGCCACAAGCGAAGAGTGGTTTAAACTGAAGGGTGTTGAATTAATAAATTTTTTAAGAAATAAAAAAAATGAAATTGTCGACAAAATAGAAGAGCTTTATAAGACTGATTTTATAGAATCCAATAAACCTATTATCTCAATTATTACTACGTTTTGTGATGGTGAAAATTACCTTGAACATTTTATGCAAAATATAACGTCACAATCAATATTTAACAAATGTGAATTATTAATTATTGATGCTGACTCCGACAATAATGAGAAAGAAATAGTTGAAAACTATATTAAACAACACGACAACATTATCTACCATAGAATAGACGAAAAACTTAAACCGACACCTTGTATCAACAAAGCAATACAGATGGCTTCTGGAAAATATCTATCTTTTGCCTTTATTGACGATGTAAAAGCTGATAACTGTATAGAATTATTATTTGATGAATTAGATGATAACCCTCACATTGATTTGGTTTATGGCGATGTGGTGGTAGTAGATGAGACTAATCAGTTTTTTGACTCCCATAAGAACAGTGAAAATCTTTTTGAACATTCACAATATGAGTTTTCCAATGAAAATATGATTAAATGCGTCCCGGGCCCAATGCCCATGTGGAGAAGTTCTATTCATGAGAAAAATGGTTTTTTTGACACAGTGAATTGCAACTACGCTGACGATTGGGAAATGTGGCTCAGATCAGTTGCCAACGGTTCTAAGTTTAAAAAGATAAATAAAACAGTGGGCCTATATTATGTCGACGGCCGTTCTCAACAAAACGACATTAATCAAAGAATTGAAGAGGCAAAAATATTTTTTACCTATTCTAATTTATTTGGCAACAATTATAACAAATTTAAACCTTACTTTAGTAAATTTTTGGAATTACAATGAACAATAGAAAATACCTACCAACCCTTTCTGAATTGGTTGACAGACTATCAATTGCACAGTTAAAAGAAGTCTTTATTACCGAACATAAGGAATTATACGGTCAAGAAATCGCCGATATTGTGCACGATATACAACTAATATTAGATAATTGTGAAGAAGTGACAGCTGATACAATCCGAGCAATTGTTGTTTTATCTCAAATGAACCTACATATATGGCACAATGAATCCAACTACCGCAAAGGTATCAAAGACGGCAACGATCTTGAACTCACCCATGGCCTAAATGGAATCCGCAACACAGCGAAAAACAAGATCCAAGAAGTAGTAGGCGGCAGGAAAGATTATAAGATTGACTGCCTAGCAGCAGAATTTAAAGATTGGGAGATTAGCTGGAATGGGAAAGAATGACGATCGTACATTTAGTGAATATTATCAATATTATTTGACATTACACCAGAATAAATTTAACAGATGGTTGCACATTGTTGGCCAATGTGCTACAATAATAACATTGACTGCAATTATAAAGACCAGTACATGGATTTTACTGCCAATTGTTCCATTAGTAGTATATCCGTTTGCATGGACGGGACATATTGTATTTGAAAAAAACGAACCCGCCGCATGGTCAAGGCCTTTATGGGCAAAAGCGTGTGATTGGGTAATGTTAAAAGATGTATTAACAGGAAAACTTAAATGAATATTTTAATAACAGGCGGCGCCGGCTATATCGGCAGCGAACTCATTCAATATCTTTTAGATGATGGGCACAAAGTTGTTGCTTATGATAATCTTATGTACGATCATACCTCACTATTGAGGTATACTAATAATTCTAATTTTTCATTTGTAAAGGGTGATGTTAGAAATTTAGAATTGCTAAAAAAATATACTGATAAAGCAGATATTATCATACCTCTTGCAGCATTGGTTGGTTTTCCACTTTGTGACAAAGATGTTAGGGGCGCACACGAAATTAATCATGAAGTAAATGCATGGATAGCAAAAAACAAATCAGTTGATCAGCGTGTTATATACCCATGCACCAACTCTGGATATGGGACAAGTGCTGACGGTTCTGTAGTAACTGAGGAATCACCACTAAACCCAGTGTCCCTGTATGGCAAAACAAAGGTCGCCGGCGAGCGTGAATATAGAAACGTTGAAAATCATGTCACATTTAGACTAGCTACAGTATTCGGCCCCGGTTCCAGAATGAGAACTGACCTGTTGGTTAATAACTTTGTTCTCAAGGCGCTCAGAGATCGCGTTCTGGTTCTTTATGAATGCGAGTTCATGAGAAACTACGGACACCTACAGGATGTTTGCCGGGCTTTTAGATGGGTTATTGACAATTGGGAAGCTGTTAAAAACGATACATACAATATGGGTAACGATGCCCTTAATATGAACAAACTTCAGCTAGCCCAGAAAATTCAAGACCACTTGCCATTAGAAATTATTAAAGCTGAATTTACATCAGATCCTGATACTCGTGATTACACAGTCAGCAGCCAAAAATTCTATAACACTGGATTCGAATGTAGGTATGATTTAGATACTGGTATCGAACAACTTATCAAAGCTTACGGTATTATTGAATCACCGTGGTATGCAAATTATTAAATGGTAACTTTATGAACAAAAGAATGTTATTGGTGCACCCAAATGCATCAAAAAAAATCTATCAAGGTTTAAGTGAAAACTTATCGGCAATTGAACCCCCCATATGGGCAGCTTTGTTAGCTAACCATATGAGAGTTAACGGATATAACGATGTCCATATTTTAGATTGTGAAGCAGAAAACCTATCCCCAGAAGAATCAGCAGTAAAAATTGAAGAATACAATGCTAAGTTAACTGTGTTTGTTGTATATGGTCAACAACCATCAGCATCAGCACAGAATATGCAAGGGGTACATGATTGTCTTGAGATTTTGAAACAAAACAATCCCCACAGAAAAGTTCTGCTAACTGGTCTATACCCCTCAGCAGTGTCTCGAAAAACAATGATTGATGAAAAAACTGACTTTGTTTGCCAAGGAGAAGGACCTAAAACATTAACCGCTTTAATGGAGATATATAATTTAGACGACGCAAGTAGTTTAAGTAAAGTCCCGGGCCTGTGGTATCGAGATGACTCACAAATATGTTTCACTGCACCGGCACCTTTAATTTCACAAGATAATTTATCGGCTGAATTGCCGGGCATGGCATGGGATCTCCTGCCAATGGATAAATATAGAACTTCTAATTGGCATGCAATGTCAAATAACAATATTACTCAACCATTTGCATCTTTATATACAAGCCTCGGGTGCCCCTTTAAGTGCAGCTTCTGTTGTATTAACGCACCTTTTGGAAATAACAATATTGAAAATTGGGAATACGGCAGAAATAAGTTTAGATACTGGGATCCAAAGTTTATAATTAATGAATTTGATAAAATTCAAGAAATGGGTATAAAAAACGTAAAAATAGCAGATGAAATGTTTGTTCTGCACAAAGATCATTTCATGAATTTAAGCAATTTAATTATTGAAAGAGATTATGACTTTAACATATGGGCATATGCTAGAATTGACACTGTTAAGAAAAAATATCTTGAAACACTAAAGAAAGCCGGCGTTAATTGGCTTGCTTTGGGAATTGAATCTGGCAACAAGGTTGTTAGAAAAGATGTTGTTAAGGGAAGGTTTACTGAAATTAATATAGTTGACCTTGTTAGAGAGGTCCAAGACGCTGGAATTAACGTAATTGGTAATTATATTTTTGGATTACCAGAAGATAATGTTGAAACAATGCAAGAAACATTGGATTTAGCCAAAGAGTTGAACTGTGAGTTTGCCAACTTTTACTGTAGTATGGCATACCCGGGCTCCAAGCTTTATCTAAATGCAATTGCGGAAAACCAAACACTACCAGACACTTATACTGGCTTCTCTCAACACTCATACGATATGAGACCACTAGATACAAACCACATACCAGCCTCAGAAGTAGTAAAATTTAGAGACTTTGCGTTTCATGATTATCATGAAGATGAAAGGTATCTTTCTATGGTTGAAGAAAAGTTTGGAATTGAAACAAAACAAAAAATGATCAACATGTGTGATCACAAATTAAAAAGAAAATTATTAGGACATTAAAATGGTAAAAAAATACGGACAATGGAATGCCGGCACAATCTGCAGAGATTTATTATGGGAGTGTTGTGACTTGTATGCGCGCACCCCAGAGTTCGAAGCAACTTATAAACATTACTACAACAATAGAGTAAATAAAACTTTTAGAAATCCAGAATTTAGGGAAAAAGCCTCTGATGTTGTAAAAGAATTTTATGATTACTTTGCTGAACATGTTGATATTTGGCCTATGTTTGGTACACTTTTAGGAATGGTCAGGGCTGGTGAGTTAATACCGCATGATAATGACGTTGATTTTGGATTTTTTAAGAAAGATGAAGCAAGAGTCATGGAATTATTAGAAGAGATGCATGACCAAAATGGTTTCAAAGTAATTAGAAATCAATTTCAAACAATTTTTAGTGTCCACAAGGATGAAGTTTTAATCGATTTATATCAATATGAGTTATTGGACGGCTCTGACATTGCCCGCCAAGGATCCCGACCAGCTTATGATTTGGCCCGCGACGAAATTTATCCCTTTAAAGAAGTTGATTTTAAGGGTAAAAAGATAAAATGCATTAATAACCCTGTTAGTTTTTTTGAAAGATATTATGGAAACGATTGGCAAACACCAAGATGAGTATTTAAAATCAATTGGCGCCCGAGTCCTTTGTGAATTAAATGATCTAAAAAGAACAATAGAGACTGCAGCCCAAGAATTAGGTTATCAACTCGATAATCTAAAAAATATCTTAAAAGGCAATTGCACTGAAAAAGAGATATTAGATTTGATTAATAAGATGGGTCAAACATATCCTATAGACCATTTACAATTGTGTTTACTTAAAGACGATACAATCAATGGTATAAGATTTTTTGATTCTAAACAATCAAAAGAAAGCAGTAGAATATATAAAAGGCCAAATCGTTCCGGCCAGCTGACAAACTATTATGACTATCGCGATACTGCAATGTCTAAATTGTCCTTGTTTAAGCCTGAATGGATTCAAGTCCTACGAGAAGTAGATGACTCAGATCCGCACAATGCAGACGTTATTATGAACAACGGCCATTTCATGCATCAAGTAACAATGTTTATTGGTCCGGTGAATTTTTATTATGAAGATTCGTCTGGTAAACGACATTGTTGTGAAATGAATACTGGGGATTCAAACTATATCACACCATTTATGAAACATAGTTTTACAAGCCGCGACAAAAGTTCCTTTACATGTATCTTGGCAGTTACATTTGGTGCTGATGTTAGTCGCGCGCAAAGGGAATTGTATGCGATAGGCACATCTGCCATTGAAAATTTAAATATTGGTGTACACGGCGCCTCCCGAAAATTAATACAGCAACACATGGATAACAATTTTTTTACTGATGATATTCTTGACTCGATGATAGACTTACCAGATTTTAATATTAATTCTCTGTTGAATTCTAGTAGAATAATAACTGATACAGAATACGAAACAATAGCTTCAGTTCTTGGTGTTGATGTATATCAATTAAAAGCACCTAATAATAAAAAAGAGGACGAATGTATTATAAAATATATAAAAAACTTGACACCGCATTCTTTTTGTGTTAATAATAAGAAACGTTATGAGGTTTACACACTTGCAAAGTCTTTAAAAATTCCAGCACTAACAAGTTCAATAATAAAGGTTACTAACAATCAACATGATTTATCACATTCATTTAAGAAGTCACTCCACACATATGTTATAAATTATAGTGATACACCAGCAGAAATAAAGTGGAAAACAAAAAATGGAACGTTCACAAAAACTATTAACAAATATGATTCAGTATATTTAAAACCTTTTATTGGTTTCTCATTCAAAAATATGACAAATAAAAACAGCTCTTTGTTTGTTGTGGGGATTCCAACTTCTATCAACACACAAACTCAAAAAGAATTATCGTCATTAATGCAGCCTAAAAGAGTTATTAATGATATAGGAACATGGTATGACTATTAACAAACAAAAAATTGTATATGTGCCAATGGCTGCAGATGTTTTGCACCATGGTCACATTAATATAATAAACACAGCTAGTGCTTTAGGAAAAGTAGTTGTAGGGTTATATGATGATACACTAATAGCCAGCTACAAAAGAGTACCACTAATGGAATTAGAGAAAAGAAGAACGGTAGTCGAAAATATAAAAGGTGTCGACGAAGTAGTAGTGCAAAGTGTTTCTAATTTTGATTCAGTTATTAAAGATCTAAAGCCAGATTATGTTGTGCATGGTGATGATTGGAAAAACAGCTCCCAAAAGAAAATGAGGACTCACGTTCTAGAATTGATTAGTGAATGGGGTGGTGAACTTATTGAACCTTCATATACAGAAGGTATATCAAGCACAGCATTGATAGAAAATAAGAAAAAGAATGGTGTAACTTCTGACGCAAGACGTAAAATTTTTAGAAGATTGCTCTCTATCAGACCAATCGTTAGAATCCTTGAAGCACATAATGGTTTAACTGGTCTAATAGTGGAAAAAACAAACTTTGAAACAGAACAATTTGATGGTATGTGGCTTAGCAGTTTAACCCACTCGGCATCCAAAGGGAAGCCAGATATACAATATGTTGATGTGACCACAATTAGCCAAACATTAAATGAAATATTTGATGTTACAACGAAACCAATGATTGTAGATGCTGACAATGGAGGACTTGTAGAACATTTTAAGTTTATGGTCCGCAGTTTAGAGAGATTAGGAGTCTCTGCTGTAATAATTGAAGATAAGATAGGCACCAAAAGAAACTCATTATTCGGTACTACAGTATCACAAACTCAAGATACTATTGAAAACTTTTGTCACAAGATTTCTTGCGGAAAAGATGCACAAGTAACTGATGACTTCATGATTGTTGCAAGAGTTGAGAGTTTAATATTAAAACAAGGCCAAGAAGATGCAATTAAGCGCTCACTGGCATATATAAACGCCGGCGCAGACGGCATAATGATTCACAGCAAAGAACAAGATGCTGCTGAGATAACCTCGTTTATCAATGAATTTAGAACTCTTGACAAAACAACCCCACTTATTGTTGTTCCATCTACATATAATTCTATAACGGAGCAAGAGTTGATTGATTTGGGCGTAAATGTAGTAATTTATGCTAACCACTTACTTCGAAGTGCTTACCCCTCTATGGTTGAGACAGCGCAAAGTATCTTAAAGAATAAACGTTCTTTAGAAGCGAATGATTTATGTCTGCCAATTAAAGAGGTGTTAACGTTAATACCAACACCGGAGGACTAATGAGTTCTACATTTGACACTGTCAATGAAAAGACAGATTTGTATGTAGGTGTACCAGACAGCCTATTAAAAGATTTCATCAATCAAATAGATGCAAGTGGCAAAAAACACATTATAGCCACCAATGAAGCACATGCTGTAGCAATTGCCTTTGGTGCAATGCTCGCTGGCAAAAGGCCGTGTGTATATTTACAGAATTCAGGCTTAGGAAACATTATAAACCCACTAACCAGTCTTTGTATACCTTCTGGGGTGCACCCACTTTTAGTAATTGGCCACAGACATACTTTACCACAACATAAAATCATGGGTGATGTAGATAAAAAAATGTTAGATTTAATTGGTTATGATAATTTTATATTAGTTTCAGGTGATAATAATGTTAAGTAGGGAAGAAGCGATTAGAAACATATTCTCTAAACATGGTCCAGATGCAATTTACATAGCACCCACCGGCTTCCTGTCACGCGCAATTTATCAAATAGAACCAAAGGGCACAAATGTTTTTTATATGCAAGGTAGTATGGGTCTAGCCCCGGGGATTGGTATAGGAATCTCTTTGTATACAGACAAAGACGTTGTAGTCATAAATGGTGACGCGTCACACTTAATGCATTTAGGTTTGACTCATACTGTAAGAGATTATGCTGGTGATAACTTATATACGTATATCTTAGATAATGGTTGTCACGAGTCAGTCGGTGGTCAACACTGCTCATCACTTGAAGAAAAATATGTAGGTATAACTGAAATTATTAAAATTACTAAAGATGGAAAAACTCCAAGAGTTGGAATAGGTTTTGAAGAAAATGCAAGAAACATTATTAGTTTGCTCCAAAACAACTAGAAAATACTTACCAAAGTATAGCAATGTTTATATGGTGACATCTGCACCAAAAAAAACACTACTGGAGTTTTTGGGTACCCACAATAAAGTATTGGCCATCGGTGGTGGCGCGGTTATAGACACAGCAAAAATATTATCCAGTACGCCGATCGTATGCTACCCAACAACTGCAGCCGGATCATCATGTACTTCTCATTCTGTTTGTTGGGATGGAAAAATAAAAATGTCTATAAAAAGAGAAATACCTTCAAAAGTAATAGTAAAAGAAGAATACGTAAAGAACTTACCAAGTAAAATAAAAGAATACACGACATATGATGCCATAAGTCACTGTTTAGATAGTCTTTGGTCTACAAACAAAAGCTAAGAGAGCACCTATCACGCGGAACAGGCATTGGAAATACTAAAATCAGAACATAGTAATGTTGATTTAATCAATGCTGGAAACATAGCAGGCAAAGCTATACAATTATGTCCTACTACAATCCTTCATTCAATATCATACCCACTCACAGCACACTATGGTATCCCACATGGAAAAGCTCTCGGGTACCTGTTACCAAGAGTGAGTAAATATTTTAATTTTGATATTTCACAATATATGAGATATGAACCAGTCACACTTAATAATATTAATTGGAAAAAAGTGTGTAAAGAAAGTTTAAAATATGATAAAATTTATAACGTGGATAAAAAAATAAACGAAGAAGTATTAATGAGAATATTAACATAAGGAAATCGCATGTACACCGCTAAAGAACTAATAGAATTTGAAAATGAAATAGCTGATTGTTTTAACAATGCAATGATCATGGCACCCGTCCATTTATATAATGGAAATGAAGAGCAGATGATTGAAGTGTTCCAAAAACACAATATTGGACCTGACGACTGGGTTTTATGTTCATGGAGAAGCCATTACCAATGTTTGTTAAAAGGTGTACCAAAGGATAAGCTTAAGAGTGCCATCATCGACGGCCGCTCAATATCACTTAGTTTTAAAGAACAGCGTGTGTTATGTTCTGGAATTGTCACTGGCCAGTTGTCTGTGGCTGTTGGTGTAGCGTTGGATATCAAGCGCAAAGGTGGTTCTAACAAGGTTTATTGTTTTATGGGAGACATGACATCCGAGACCGGCGCTGCTCATGAAAGTATTAAATATTCAAGAAATCATGAGCTTCCGATCCACTTTATTGTCGAAGATAACGGAAAGTCTGTCTGTACCGACACTAGAAAAACATGGAATTCTGAAGTGCTTACTTATGAAGGTATTAATGATGAATATGTAACATATTACAAATACTCACTCGATAAATATCCGCATGCCGGCGCTGGTGTTCGAGTACAATTTTAAAGGATTAATAATGGGAAGATATTTTGATGAACTAACAAACGCCATGACTTGGCTTGGTGAACAAGAAGACACAATATTTATTGGTCAAGCTGTTGAATATAAGGGAACAGCCATGACTAACACTTTAGTAAACGTCTCAAGAGACAAGCTACTGGAGATGCCAGTAAATGAAGAAATGCAAATGGGAATTACTAACGGATTAGCAATAGCTGGAAGCGTGCCAATTAGTATTTACCCAAGATGGAATTTTCTTTTGCTTGGTGCAAATCAACTGGTAAACCATTTAGATAAATATAGCATTTACACACACGGAGAATTTTCCCCGAAAGCAATCATAAGAACCGGAATTGGTTCGATCAGACCACTGAATCCGCAGATCCAACATACGAGTGATTTTACTGATGGATTTAAAAGCATGCTCAAGACAGTTGAAGTAATCCGTCTTGAAGAGCCAGAAGATATTTTGCCCGCTTATCAAAAAGCATACAACAGGACTGATGGCAAGAGTACTGTGCTGGTTGAGTGGGGAGATTACTATAATGAAAAGTAGGGTAACCCATCAACAAATTATACCTTTGATTAAGCAAGAAATTGGTGGTGATCCTCAAACAGTAAGTGGAGATATAACACCAACTGAAAAGAATGAATCATATCAAACCGTGAGAAAGTTTGTAAATGAGAACACAACTGATATAATATCCCCCAGCTTATTTCTTAAGGAGAACGGCTACTGCAAATTAGGTAAACTAATAGAGCCAAAAGTAGCCCTTTCAGAATTGTCTAAATACCCTGTTTATAACGGTCATGTCAAAACATATAGTAATCATCACCCAATTACCGATTACCATAATAACCTGTTACCTTCAGGTATTTATTCATGGGCAATGCAGGATTTGCTTAAATGCCAATCGATTACTGACTTGGCCTCAAACCCGGTATTAATACAATTTGTTTCTGATTACTTGGGATGTTTACCAACATGTTACTCATTTAACTGTATGTTATCTGATGGCCGTTCAGGTCATGGCACAACAGTGCCGCATCGAGATTTGGACGATTTTAAATGGGTTACTTTGTTTGTATATTTAACTGGTGGCAAACATGATAGCGGTGCCCACGTCTTCGAGCCTAAATCACATCTAGGAAACAAAAACACAGAAAATGGCTATGAAGTAGTACCACCTGTTTCTGAACATGTAACACTCTCTGCCCCAGCCGGCCATGGCTTTGCAACTGATTCATGGGGAGTTCACTACGGAACACCTATGACTCAAGGTAAGAGAAGAATTTGTTTGTGGATTAGATATGGCTTGTATGATAACTGGACGTCAAGGGTAAGTGACAAGATACACGAAATTGAATGTAAGGAACACACATTTGATATGACATCTGATTTAAACAAATACGTGTTTAGATTTTTAGTTGATTAAAGGATTTAAAATGGAAGAAATAGTACAAAAACCATGGGGAACTTATCAAAACTTGCTTGATTCTGAAGAATGCAAAGTTAAAAAGATTGTTATCAACCCAGAACACAGACCTAGCTACCAGTACCACCATAAGAGAAGTGAACATTGGATTGTAGTAGAAGGAACAGCACTTGTAACAATTGATGATCAGGATACTACTGTTTCTGGTGGTAGTCATGTCTTTGTTCCGATCGGTTCAAAGCACAGAATTAAAAATATTGGTAAAACTGATCTTATATTTATTGAAGTACAGTGTGGCTCTTACTTTGGAGAAGATGATATTGTCAGAGTAGCTGACGATTATAATAGATAATATGAGTTATAAAGTTTTTATACCCTCCGCTGGACTAGGTACAAGGCTTGGTGAATTTAGCAAAACCTTAAACAAGTCACTGGTATCGCTTGACAATAAACCAGTGATTTCACATGTTATTGAAAAATTCCCAAAACATGTTGAGATTGTTGTTGCTGTCGGCCACAAAGGTCAAATGGTAAAAAATTATTTACAAATGGCCCATTCCGACAGGCAAATAAAGTGTATAGATATTATCAACTACAATGGACAAGGATCGGGCTTGGGCCTTACCTTGTTAGATTGTATGCATGAGTTACAATGTCCATTTATATTTTGTCCAAATGATACAGTTATCTTAGAAGAAGTCCCTGAACCTTCACACAATTGGGTTGGGTACGCCGAGATCGAAAATAATCAACACTATCGTTCCTTTAAATTATCTAATAACGATACAGTAGAAAGGATTTGCGAGAAGGAAGAGGTGCTGTCTTTTGACACTAAGCCATATATTGGCCTATGTGCCATTAAAGACTATAAAACCTTTTGGCAGTCAATGCAAGCAGGACAAAAATATGGGTCAATAAAAATTGGTGAGTCATATGCTCTCAGAGAAATGATAAATAAAAATATTACGATAGAAGCTAAAAAGTTTACTTGGTATGACACAGGTAACATAGAAAGTCTAACTGTTGCTAGAGAGTTAATTAAATCTAAGAATGCTCCCGAAATACTTGAAAAACCAAACGAAGCAATTTGGTTTGTCAATGACCGTGTAATAAAATACAATACTGATCCATCGTTTATATCAGATCGTGTTTCACGGGCGCAACTTTTAAAGGGTTTTGTACCTGAGATCGTTGCATGTACAAAAAACATGTATTCCTACAGAATGTTGACTGGTAAAACTATGTCAAAAGCAACAAACTATACAACATTTAACAGCTTGTTGAAATATCTTCAATCTTTTTGGAAAAAGGCCGATATAACAGCTGAACAAGATGTTGAATTTAAACAAGTATGTGAAAAATTTTATAAGGAAAAAACTGAGAAACGAATACAATTATATTTTGATAGGTTTTCTGAATGTGATGGTGAAGAAAAAATTAACGGTAACCAAATACCGTCCCTTGAAGATATGTTAAAAAAGATTGATTGGCAACATCTTTGTGATGGTGTTCCTGTTAGAATGCATGGTGATTTACATTTTGAAAATATCTTGGTTGCTGAAACAGGTGATTTTTATTTATTAGATTGGCGCCAAAACTTTGGTGGGCTTTATGATTATGGTGACATTTACTATGATTTAGCCAAACTATTACACGGTTTAATTGTATCACACGAACTTATTAACAAAGATTGTTTCACAGTGTCCCAAATGGATGATGTGATTACATATGATCTTTATAGAAAACATAGTTTAGTAGAAAATGAAAAACAATTTTTTGACTTTTTAACAATACAAGGTTATAATGTAAATAAAGTTAAACTACTTACGTCATTAATCTTTTTAAACATAGCGCCTTTACATCATTACCCATATTCAAAAATGTTATTTTATTTGGGTAAAGAGATGCTTTACAATTTACTGGAAAACAAAAATGAATAGATTTAATATTGGACCAATGAGCAAGAATATAGTTGATTCTATTATTGAATTCGGTACTAAAGAAAATAAGATAGGTTTGATACCATCTCGACGTCAAGTTGATTATTGTGGCGGCTATGTAAATAATTGGGATACAAAAACCTTTTCAAATTATGTAAAGTCCGCAAATCAACATGTTTGGTTACAGAGAGATCATGGCGGTCCAGCCCAAGGCCAATTACCGGATGATGGACTTGTTTCATTCATTGATGATTGTAAAAATTTTGATTCTATCCATATTGACCCATGGAAAAAATATCCAAATTTTGACGATGGTGTACAAAAAACCGTTGAATATATGGAAGCACTTTATGCTGAAAACAATAACATTAAATTTGAAATAGGCACTGAGGAGGCAATTCGCAGATTTGAGGTAGATGAAGTTGAAGCTTTGATATTAGAATGTCAAAAACTGTTACCAACTAACATATATAACAGCATTGATTATGTTGTGATTCAATCTGGTGTAGGGCTTGATTTAGCTAACATGAACAACACGGGTGATTTTAATTCTGAACGTTTATCAAAAATGATTGAAGTATGTAAAAGTTATAATCTCAAAACTAAAGAACATAATGGTGATTATTTAACAAATGAACAAATGAAACTAAGGTTCAGTTTAGGATTGGATTCAATCAACATAGCACCCGAATTCGGACAATTAGAGACACTGTGTTATTTGGAAGAAATGAAAAACGAAGAACAATTTGAAAAACTTTATCAAATCTGTTATAATTCTAAACGTTGGGAAAAGTGGGTAAAGGACGATTTTGATCCGTTGACACAAAAAGAAGAAATCGTAAAGATTGCAGGTCATTATATCCTATCAAATCCAGAGTTCTTAAAGATCAAGCCAGATATCGACACAAAAATAAAGTCTGTTCTTGTTAATAAATTGAGAGAAATTCATGAAATCTAAAATTATCGCGTTTGATATGGATGATGTTTTATGTTACAGAACATCTGAAGAGGGGGGAGTAGCAAAGTATAAAACCTGTCTTCCGTTTCAAGACATGATTAATGTTGTGAATGATTGTTATGAGAAGGGCATGTATATAAAAATCTATACTGCGCGAGGTATGAGTACTTTTAGTGGAGATGTGAGTAGAGTATACTCCGAACTTTATGAGCTTACAAAAAAACAGCTAACAAAATGGGGTGTCAAGCATCATGAATTAGTTATGGGAAAAATCCATTTTGATTTATTAATAGATGATAAAGTTGTTGACTCATTAAAGATAAAAAGTTTCGACGATGTACAAAGGAGACTTGAACAGTGATTTTCTTAAATAATGTGTACATAACCAATGAGGGCAATCCGTTTGGTTCAAGAGGTGGTTCTGTTTATGATCGCGGCCACCTACCCAATCAAGATAAGTTAGATATCTATATGTATTCACTGGCCTCTATGGCTAAGGCATATCCTTGGAAAAGGGCGATTATTTACTATAAATTACACGAAGAATATCACGACCGAGAACAAGAGTTTGTTGAATTTGTTGAAAAGGAATTCGAAGGCACCGATTTAATATTAAGGGGTACACGAAATGAGTATGTAAGTGATTGGATTGATACATACGAACTTTTAAATGATGAACTTATATGGTTTTATTGTAACCATGATCACATATACATAGATAATACTGAATACCTCGCAGAATACGTTGATATGTTCAGAAAAAACTACTCAAGCACATTGTCATCAATTTACTTTTCCCACTGGCCAGAAATGCTTTGTCATGCTGCTGATGGTACTTTTGATAATATATCTAACATGGATGTATTCAAGTTCTCATCAGATAACAGAATTTGTAGCATTCAGATTATAACGAAGAAGCTCTATAAACACTGGTGGGTTGATAACTGGGGCCCCAAAAATACAAAAGAAATATTCTTACCACGTTCTGATCATGCACAGTCAATTAACACATTTAAAAAACTTGATCATTTTGATATTTTTGTTCCTGCAAAAGAAATTTGCCGACATTTTGATGGTTATGGACATACAATTCCCCGCATGACTAACGAAGATTGCCCCGCTCTTTCAATACCAGAGGGATTTTTTGAAAAAAATATTAAAATTACTTTTGAACCAAAACTTGACAACAATAGAAAAAAGGGTTATACTTATTTAGATCCTTTTGCAAAAGACTATTATGCGTGGTCTAAATATGGAACTGATTACAAGTGGGATAAAACTAATATTCCAAGTTTTTGGAACAGTAGGATTTCTGAACTCACTGGCCCTGAGCCACTTGGTGATGAAGCAAGGTCAGCAAAAACAAAGAATTTAATAAAATTAATCTTTGCAAATGCCAAACACCACAGCACACATCCCCACAATAAAAATATGCCCGGTTGGCCCTTGGCGATAAAAAATAAATTTTTAGATAAGATTATGAACGTGCACGGATATAAAAGGAAATTAAATGAATAATAAACTGCTAGTTGTATATAACACCTGTGGTATCAATGGTGACAACACTGATTGGTACATTGAATGTATTGAGAGTTTTTTGAACCAAGACAATGACGGTTTTCATGTAGTTCTATCCTCATGTCTTAACAGTAAGCAATGTATCCAGAGACTGGCGGCCCATTTTAAAAACAGAATATCATACTGCTACCACCAACAACCACATACAGTGAACATAACTTTTAACAAAACAGTCCAAGAAACAATTAAAAAGTTTGGTAGATTTGAATACTATGTTTATGTCGACTCTGGATGTACTTTCGGTGACAACAAAGAAGTACTCACCAAAGCATATGAGAGCGCCAAAGAAAATGATTATGGGATGTTATCCCTACAAGTAGATACTGATGAGGCACTACAAGCAATTGACCCCTCACTAAAATATGAATCACAAGAGATACAAATTAAAGATAACGATTTAATAGTCCCTCTCGGTAAAGCATGCAATGGCCATGTAATATTCCATTCAGATGAATTTTTAGATCATTACGATAACAAATTATGGCCTGATGTATTTGCTGCATATTGTACTGAGTCAACATTTACCTTCCTTTGTTCCAGTATAAACAAGAAATGGGCAATTCTAAAAGATCTTAAAATTCATCACTTAAAGGCAGTCGATGGTCCCTCGTCGTCGGTTGAACATATTTCAATGAAATACGATAACCCGTGGAATAATTTGTTATATAATCGAAATGCACTTGATTTTATAAATGATAAAGAGGCTATTGATGTAGGTATGGGATACGAGGAATGCAACAATATTATGATGCACAATAAAAATGCGTATAACCCAGCTGGTAATCCTCTTAATCCTGAAAAATTAAGAGAAAAAATAAGTCAATATTTCTTTCTCAACAATGAAGAACTTAATTATCAACAAATTAAATGTAGGTTTATAACTGTAAAATGAAATTATTTGTATACGAAAATGCAAAACCACATGTGCATGACACTATGGTTGAATACATTAACACGGTACCGTTAAGCAACAAAGGTATTGATACGCACTTTAAAATAACGAAAGATCCAACACAAGCTGATTATTTTTATATGGGCCAGATAGCTAATGAGACCTTTCCTATGGTCGGTCCACATCAATATGAATATTTTCAAGAATACAAAGATAAACACATATGCGATGTTGAAGGAGAAGGCGGCATGCCTATTCCAGACTGGCTTCATGGAGTAATCATTACTACGATGGGCCCACTTAAGATTTATTCAAACATTGAAAAATTATTTGCCCGACCAACATTTTCCCATCTATTGGTAGATATTATAAAAAATAGAAGTGAAAACTTTGAATTCCCAGTGGATAAGTCTTTCGGGTTCAGAGGATTCTTAAACCACAGAATGAGAGCCATGACAGTACACTCACTACATAATTCAAACTTTAACAAAGAATTACATATCAATAGAAGTTGGTCTGGCCCATCTCAAGTAGGAGGCAAGGTACAGAACGAATATATACAAACAATGACTAATAACCTGCTTTCATTGTGCCCAAGGGGTTCTGGTATTGATAGTGTAAGGTTAATTGAAACATGTTATTATAAAAGGGTTCCAATTTTAATTTCTGATCATGATTATTATTTAGTTGGTGAAAATAACGCTGATTTAGATTTTGTGTATAGAATAACCGGATTTGATTTAACACCTGATAAGATTACTGAGCAATTGCAACAGATATACGATACACCAATTAGTGAGTTACATGATAGGGCCGCCGCCGCCCGAAATTATTTTGACAACACTATTAGAGAATATTTTAATGATCCAACCTTGTATTTTTTAGAGTGGCTTAAAGATTATGAAAGATAGTGAAAGTAAGATATTTAATCCCCAAGCAAAAATTTTAGCTAATGTAGACAGGGCCATTGAACATATTGAGACAGGCTACACAACACCTGTATTAATCGAGGTAGACCCCAGCAATGCTTGTAATCATGCCTGTAGTTTTTGTTTATCTTCGTATATCCATTTTGAGAAGTACAAAGGAACTGAAACGTTTTCAAGGGCTTTGATGTCAAGAGAAGTTTTAATGAACCTATGTGAAGACTTTGTAAAGATGGGGGTTCGTTCTGTTAACTGGACTGGCGGCGGAGAACCAACACTAAACAGACACCTTAAAGAAGCTATAGAATACTGTGGACAAAATGGCATTAAAATGGGCATGTTCACAAATGGTACGTTATTCGACAAATGGGATATGTTCGAATCACTTGTTGAAAACATGACATGGGTACGTATTTCGATTGATGCTGGAACAAAAGAAACCTACAATGGCATACGTAGAGCCAAAGGGCGCCAAGATTGGGATAAGATGGTTTCTAACCTTAAAAAGTTAATAGAAGTAAATAACGAGCACGGTAACAAAATAGATATTGGAGTCGGCTATGTTATTTCGCCAGACACATATCACGAGATTGTTGATTTTGCCAACTTCTTCAAAGACTTTGATTTATCGTACTGTCAATATAAGCCAGAAATCATTATTCGCGAAGACGGTGGACAACAAAGAGAATTAGAATTCTGGACTGAAAAAGTAAACCCACTACTCGTAGAAGCTGAAAAAATATTGGGTGACAAATTTCAAGTTAACGGCTACAAGTTTGAAGACCTCGCCATGGATAGGGAAAAGTTTGGCAGAAACTATAAACAGTGTTTAGGGTCCCAACTTTCACCATGCATTGGCGCTGATGGTCATGTTTATGTGTGCACAAACCATAGAGGCTGGAAACAATATAGTTATGGAAATCTTTATGAAAGAAGTTTTGAGGACATTTGGAAAGATATAGATAAAAGACAACAAATTATGAATCAAATTGAAAATGTTGAATGTTTCAAAAACTGTACGAAACTCTGTAAGCCACATGAAAGCAACAAAGCTATGTGGAAAATATACAACGAGCTTAACGAAGATACGAAAAAACAATTATTAAACGAGCAAAAAGAAATTAGAAAGCATCTAAAGCATCCTGATTTCATATGATTAAGTTAGTTAATGGCAGAGGACAATTAGGCTCTTCATTGAAAAAATTAGAAGATCTTAATGTAGATGAAGAAATATATATTTATCACACGTGGAATATTGAAGATAAATCTAAACATGCACAAAAAAAAGAATTTGATAAGTTTGTAAATTTTGTAAAAACAACAAAATCAAAAATAATATTTATATCGACGTCATCAACTAAAGACAATTGGTACAATTATTACAAACAACAATCAGAATCATACTTGTTAGCTAACACTGTTAATGGTGTTATAATACGACTTCCGACACTGATAGGTAAAGGGATATTTGAAAAATTAAAAAGCGGTACCGCCGAACCCTACGGTTTTTTTTCAATATCTACGATTGAGATAGCAACAGATTTTATAAAGTCATGCATATTTAAAAACTCAATTGTTAAAATACATACTTTACAAAGTGAGGTTGTATCTGCTAAAATTGTAAACGAATTAATAAATTTTGGAAAAAATAATGTTTATTAAAGAGATACAAGAGAGTACTATCATTGATGGCGTCAAGTTAATAACACTTGATACTTACGAAGATAATCGCGGTCACATTGCAACTGTGTTTTCAAAATCTGATATGTATCCTGATTTTGTTGAAGATAAAATTACCATTTCACATAAAAATGTATTAAGAGGCCTACACGGCGATCCTTATACAGATAAATTAATTTCTTGCTTTTTTGGACAAATCGAATTATATGTGATAGACTATAGAAAAGAATCAGCAACATATGGAAAAAGTGAAAAATTTGTTTTATCTGAAGACAAACTACAAACTGTATTTGTGCCAAGGGGCTGCCTAAATGGTCACCTGTGTATATCAGATAAATGCATATTTTGGTATAAATGGTCCGCTAAATATGATGGACCATCATCACAAGAAACAATATTGTGGAATGATAAAATTTTAAATTTGAATTGGTCTACTACAGAGCCAATATTATCTGAGCGAGATGCAAACGCAAAACCATTTAACTATAAGGAACTAGAATGAATATAAAATATCCATTAGCAAAGGAAACAATTAATGATGAAGATGTAAACGCACTTTGTGATTGGTTAAAGAGTTATCCGCGACTTACCAAGGGCAATTTAACCTTGCAAGTTGAAGCTGATTGGGCCGAATATATTGGTACCAAGTATGCGGTTTTCAATAATTCAGGATCATCAGCTAATTTACTAATGGTGGCTACTGCAATCGAGTGTGGACTAATACCAAATAAGAAAATTGTTGTTCCATCAGTTGGCTGGGTAACAACAATTTCGCCTGCCATGCAGATGGGATTGGAACCTATCATGTGCGGTGCTGACTCAGAGACTTTTGGTCTCGATTTAGATCAATTGGAGCAAATTTGTGAAACAGATAAGCCCGACGCTGTTATTTTTGTTCAAGTATTGGGAGTACCACATCATAAAGAAAGATTGTTAGCCTTAAAAGAAAAATACGGATTTGTATTACTTGAAGATGCATGCGCAGCCCTCGGAGCCCGCTATAGCGACGGCACCATGGTAGGAACTGTGGGTGATATGTCATCATTTTCATTTTACTTTGGACACCAGTTATCCACCATCGAGGGTGGTATGGTAAATGTTAATGATAAAAAGCTTTACAACATGTTGCTGATGTTACGAAGCCATGGCTGGGCAAAAGATTTAGATAAAGAAACGTATGATAATATGATGGAAGAAAGGGGGATTGACAACTTCCATTCCCCATTCACCTTTTTTGTTCCCGGATTTAATCTTAGATCTACAGATTTACAAGCCTTTCTGGGCATCAGACAGGTGAAAAAAGCAGAATGGGCATCTAACAATAGAAACAAAAATCACGTACTCTACGCTGAAAAATTAGAGGGTTATGTAGGTTTTCAAGACTGGGGCGCAGAATACCCAGTATCAATTTCTTTCGGTGCGATTGCAAATAGTACTCAACACCGTAAGGAAATTGTTAGCCGGCTCGTTGAACATGGAGTTGAAACACGTATTTTTAGCGCTGGTAATTTAGGTAAACACCCATTCTGGGTCGACCAGTATGAAGAATTTGTAGATACACAGAGCGATATTATACATTCCAGAGGGTTTTTTGTGCCAAATTACCCTGAACTTACTGAGGAAGAGATAGATTTTATTTGTAAGGTAATAAGGGACGAAGTATGAACATTCTTGTCATTGGTGAAGGGTGTCGCGACATATATAGATATGGCGATTCCACTCGCCTGTGTCCTGAAGCACCCGTACCAGTGTTAAATGTTGATCAAAACAAAGTAAGCATCAACTCCGGCATGGCCATGAACGTATACAGTAATATCAAATCACTTACTGATGATGATGATGTCGACATTGTTACCAATGAAGGCTGGCAAAATGTTACAAAAACTAGATATGTTGATTCTAAAACAAACTATCTTATCCTCCGCGTTGATCAAAACGATGAGATTGAACGCTGTGATGTAAAAAAAATAGATTTGTCGAGGTATGATTGTGTTGTAATTTCTGACTACAACAAGGGTTTTCTGCGCGAAGAGGATATTCAATATATTTCTAAAAATCATAATCTGACATTTTTGGATACCAAGAAAATATTAGGTGATTGGTGCGATAACATTACATTTATAAAAATTAATGAAAACGAATACAATAGAACAAAGCACATGTTAAATAAAAATATGGATTCCCGCTTAATTATCACACTTGGTTCTCAAGGCGCCAAATACTTAAACAAGACATACCCAGTATCAGAGGTGGAAATTAAAGATACATCCGGCGCCGGCGATACGTTTGTAGCTGCGTTGTGTGTTGAATACACTAAAACTAAAGACATAGACATGTCAATTAGATTTGCTAACAATTGTGCCACTCAAGTGGTACAACGTAAAGGTGTTTCTGTAGCATGCAAGTAGTGTGGACAAATGGCTGTTTTGATATTCTGCATCGTGGACATTTTGAAATGTTGAAATATGCTAAATCACTTGGGGACTATTTAGTAGTCGGCATCGACGCGTCTACAAAAGTTAAAAAAGATAAAGGCCCAAATAGGCCATATAACTCAACAGATGACCGCGCTTTTGCTTTAAACAGTATAAAGTATGTTGACGAGGTAAAAATATTTAATTCAAAAGAGAATTTAGAGCTTTTAATCAAACAAACAAAGCCAGATTATATGGTCATTGGTTCAGACTGGAAAGGTAAACAAGTAGTTGGCCAAGATTATGCAAAAAAGTTAGTATTTTTTGATAGAATTGGCGACTATTCAACAACAAATATTTTGGAAAACAAAAATGAGTAACAGCTTAGAAATGAATTTTGTTCCCAAAGGGTGGGGATTTGAAAAGTGGATTGTTAACAATGATGAATATTGTGGCAAGTTGTTGTATTTTGTAAAAGGAAGAAAGTGTTCGTGGCATTACCATATCGAAAAAGATGAAGTTTTTTATGTTCAATCTGGCAAGATCTTAGTAAAATACTCTGAGTTTGATGATTTAGGTTGCGCTAACGAAGCCGTTTTAGAGCCGGGTGATAATTTTCATGTATACAGAGGTTTGCGACACCAGATGATCGCACTACAAGACACAGAATTGTTTGAGTTTTCGACTCCTCATTTTGATGAAGACAGTTATAGATTAGTGAAAGGTGATTAATGAATATTAATATTGGAATAATTGGCCAAGGGTTTGTTGGAACCGCAGTAAGAGAAGGGTTTGATCAGTTCTATAATATCAACACATACGATACAGATCAAACAAAATCATCCTGCAAAACTTTAGAACAATTAGTTTTACAGTCAGACATTATCTTTGTTTGTTTACCAACACCAATGCAGAAATCCGGCGAATGTGACATATCGATTGTTGTAAATACGATAAAAGATATCAACAACATGGGTCACAAAAAGATTGTTGTCATCAAATCAACAGTCCCCCCGGGAACAAGCCAGCAATTAGATGATCAATGCAAAAGTATACGTGTAGTGTTTAATCCTGAGTTCTTAACAGAAGCAAATTATGTTGATGATTTTAAGAATCAAAAAAGAATTATTGTTGGAGGCCCTCGCCCAGCATCGACTACGGTTAAGAATGTGTATAGAAAAGCTTTCCCCAGAACCCCAATCATTAAGACAAGCTCAACAGTAGCAGAATGTGTAAAGTATTTTACTAATACTTTTTTGGCTACTAAAGTAAGTTTTGCAAATGAATTTAAACAAATGTGTACACACATTGATGTAGACTATGACAAGGTTTTAGAATACGCTTTGTATGATGATAGAATTGGAAAGACACACCTATCAGTCCCGGGCCCTGACGGCAAGCTTGGTTTCGGCGGCTCTTGTTTTCCAAAAGACGTTAATGCGTTGATCTTTTATTATAGTTTAATGGGTTTAGAATCCACTGTCTTACAATCTGTGTGGGACAAAAATATAGAAGTACGGCCTGATAAAGATTGGGAAAAACTTGAAGGCCGTGCAGTTAACTTTAAGGAGTAAAAATGAAACTTTCAAATCAGGCGCTCGGCGCCGTAATGATGGCTCTCCAAGAGTCGCTTTTAAATCAAATTGATATTGTACCAATTTTAAAAGGTTTTGAATTAGAAGAAGGGGATGATGGCTTAGTTGTCAAAAATCCTCCGACTGTAAGATTTACAAACAATTCTGAAATATCAAATGAAGATTTACAAAATATAGTTAAGTAATGCCAAGATATCGTTACCAATGTTCTGTTTGTGAATTCACGCAATCTGTATTTATGCGCATGTCCGAGACACTTGAAGATTGTGTTGAATGCGGCGCAAAAAACAGTATGGATAAACTTTATGATAAGTTTTTTTCTAAAAGCGAGAAAGCCAAAGAACAGAAAGCAGGCAACATTACAAAAGACTATATCGAAAAAAATCGAGAGATTTTAGAACAACAAAAACAAGAAGCACGGAGTATGGATTATGAGCCGACTTGAGGTCATATTATCTGCAATTACATTTTTATCAATAGCTATAAATATTGGTTTATTCATCTATGCAAGAAATGTAGTATCAAAATTATTTTTTATTTCTAATGAATTATATGATTTAGGTAACATGATTGACACATTTACTAATCACTTAGAAGCCATTTATGAAATGGAAATGTTTTATGGCGATGAAACATTGGGCGGCCTAATTGAGCATGCTCGCTCCTTTAATGAACAAATGGATACATTTGATTTTGTATATGAATACGCTGACACAGGACAGAACAAAGATGAAACGGAAATAATAAATGACGAAACAGATTAAGAAGAGAAGAGGCCGCAGGTCTAAAAAAAGTAATCACTATTTCACTAAAGACCACGAACAGGCTATTATTGATTACTGCAACACCACTAGTGTGAAAGTGAGAACAGACTTATATATTAAATGGATAGAACCAGCCTTTAATGAAATGGTTGATAAGATTGTTTTTACATACAAATTCACTAACCTACCAAATGTAGATTATTTAAGAGATGAGTGTAAAATATGGTTGATGACAATTTTAGATAAATATGACCCCAACAAGGGTTCAAAAGCGTTCTCCTATTTCTCAGTTATAACTAAAAACTGGTTCATACATAAAGTAAAGAGGCAACAAAAACGAAATAAGCGTGAAGTTGATTTTGATAATATATCTAAAAATTACGAAGAAGAGTTTTTATCAACCAACGAATCATATGTTACCAATCGTGTTGAAGAAGAGTTCTGGACACTTTTCTTCGAAGAATTGAAATCATGGGACTCATCGCAAATGAAAGATAATGATTTAAAAGTTTATCAAGCTATTATAGTATTATTTGAATCACGAGAAGATATTGAAATTTTCAATAAAAAAGCTATTTATTTATATTTAAGAGAGATTACTGGTCTCAACACCAAACAAATCGTGAATTCTCTTAAAAAATTTAGAAAAAAGTATTTTTTCTTTAAAGATGAATGGGAGGCCGGCAAATTATGAGTGATAACAAATTAGAAACGCTTTTTAAAGAAGCTCTAGATAACATCCGCGGCGATAGAAAATTGACAAGAGAATTTTTAAATGAAGTTGCTAACGAGATATCCAGAGATCCGACACAAAACAAATACCTCAGCCCTGTTGCCGCAAAACACATTGAAACTCTACAGCGCTCTAATGAGCAACTTGTTAAAGTTATATCTTTAAAACAAAAAGAAACAATTAATTCAATTGAATTATCTGATAAAGACAAAGAGGAACTTTTTGATCTAATACAGAAGAATGATTGATACTAAAATTTTAATTTTTTCTATTTATTAATACTATAAGGGTCAAATATGAAAAGATATAAAAGAGGTTCATTTAATGGCAACACTCCCACAAACAGCTCAGAAGCTTCAGATTTCAGAGCAAAAGTTTTCGATGATATGTGTGAAATTGACACTTATCAAGATAACGAATTTACTGTTAGAGTTGTAACAGACCCAAGACTTGTAACAAATCAACCAAATATTAACTCAGCCTACACATATGAAGGCCGCCGTATGATTGACAGTTCAGCAGCAATGGTGACTTTAAAATTTAGAGGACAACTTATAGCACCTGATCTTTTAGAACCGCATCTATTGCTGCCGGAAGCATGTGATTTAACCTCTATTAGTGGTGGCGATATAGGAAAGGCAGTTAACTACTCAACCTTTTATATAGACTGTATTTCTGCTGCAGCATATGATGGGGAAGTACCACAGATTGGCGATTTAGTAAAGGTTACTCTTAGAACCGGTGATGTCGGCCCGGTCGATTGCCAAACTTGTTATTTTGAAGGCATAGAATTTTTATCAACCCCTGAATCAAACGCCGTAAGAAGATCCGCAACAACCGAAAAAGATTGTAATACTTTAAAAGCAGCATTTGCGGCAGGAGCGATCTCTGCAGGTATGTTACCCCCCGGGGGTAGTGCAAAAGTGCACGCAGATATAGCTACCACCTTGTCAGAGGGGGAAGAGGTCCCTGCAGATACAATGATCCAATCAGAAACATCAAAGACAGACCAAGCTAGATTAACACTTTTGGTAGCTGCGCAGAATGCTTTTTGGAAAGGTGATATTAAAGCAGAGAAAAGGACAGAGCATGCTGCAGCACAACCACCAACAGGAACCGGCACAGCTGCCCGAGAATATAAATATATTAATATGTATTGGGTTGCCACGGCCATAAATATTGGAAAAGCGCCAAATGAGGTTGAAGGTTGGATAAAAAACAATATTTATATCCCCGGCACACAAAGTCAAAAAGTACAACACTGGTCAGCAGTCTATGTATCGTTTGTGATAATATTTGGTCTTTTTGGTGGTGCAGAGAAATCTAAATCAAAATTTGAAGGATCAACCTACCATCATGGTTATCTGCTTGGTTCAAAAAAGAAAAATTGGCAAGTCTATAGATTAATGGGTACTTCCGGTAAAATAAAAGCACAAGTTGGTGATATATTAATAACACCTTACAACGGTGGCCAAAGAGACGTACCCAACACCCATGGCGATGTAGTATATAAGATATCAGGCAATACAGCATTTCTCACTGGCGGCAACTTAGGTAATTCAGTGATGACTCGATCGGTAAAAATTGATAACGAAGGTTTTTATAAAAATGATAAAAATTCTTTGAACGCTGGTGGATACCCATATTATGTTGTGATGAAGTATAATTCTAAAGCAACTCCATATTCACCCGCAGCGATAGCTTCTGCAACGCCCCCTAATAGCTCTGAAGGTTAATAATGTCAAAAAAGAAACTAACAAATGATGAATTTATAAAAAGTCTTACTGAGGCTTATGAAAGATCAAAGGGTCAGATCTCAGAATTTACAGAATCTGAAACATTAGATGTTCCAAATTTTGCGGCACCTCTTGATGAAATGGTTAAGGGTTTTACGAACAGAGAGCCTCCCCCTTTGTTATCGTCTAACCAAGGGATCTTTCAAACTAACCCGCCCGAACCAACAATAAACTTTGTTCGCGCCAGAAACGAAAAAATTGTAGGCGCCCGCAATAATAATGCAGCTATAGTTTTTGGTAGAGACCGACCAAGCACCATAGCCAGTGGTAAGGGTGGAAAAGGCGCCGCCGGCGCTAATACAATTGACATAGTTGTTGGAAGAATGTCCTGCAAGAGTGACAATATTTCAAAAGGCAAAATTAAAGCAGTTGAACCACATCTTGGTTGTGACGCATCCAGAATATATATCAGTCAACTAACTGATGTAGATTTAAACTTTGGACTTGCGGCCGGGGTATCAGGTAAATCAGCCGCCAGACTTGGAGAGAAGGTACCGTCACGTGCCGCAATTGGAATCAAGTCTGATAAGGTAAGAATAATCGGTCGTGAAGGCGTTAAAATTGTCACTGGTCGTTCACATGCGTTCTCTAGTTTTGGTCCACATGGAGAAACTAACTCATTAGGTGGCACAATACCTATTGCTGCACCAATTGAATTGATAGCTGGTAATAATAGTGATACTAAAAAAGTGGTTTTAGGGGGATTATTCAATCTTTCTGAAGACGTTGAAACCCTCCAAGGTACTGTATATGGAGAAAATCTTGCCGACGCCCTAAACGACTTGGGCCAGCTTCTAGATTATACAGTAGGTGCTTTAGATAGGTTAGCTCTTTTCACTGAGGCATTCACATCAGTTGCCGGTATAACTTGGCTTGAGCCACACCGAGCAGGTGCTGCACCAATAACAGTAACGGGCGCCCTGAATTTTGTAAATAATGCATTGCATCACTTAAGAATTGGCAAGCAGTTATGGAAAATTAACTATTTAACCCCATATGGCGGCAAATACATTGTTAGCCAAAACGTGTTTGCAACATAGGAAATATAATGGCAGAATCTAAATTTTTAAAATATCAAGACAATAACAATGATGGCTTAATAGATGTGTGTGAAACTGAAGACATCGTAACAGCTAATAATTGTCCACCTTGCAAGCGAAACCCTAACGCCATTGTCCCTTCTTGGAAAAAACAAGAAACTGATGATCCATGGTTTAATGCAAAATATTGTACAATGCAATGTACTGTTAAGACAACGATACAAAATATTATACCACCTTCTGGGGTTAGTTCAGAAGAGAACATGAATAATATTTTTGAACAATATGAAATCACTGCTATCAAATCATTATTCGAAAAGTTTAACAAACTTGAAAGTGAAGAAACAATAGAGGAATTAAGGCCGCATATACAATATACAAAGTACTTTATAAAGTCTAGACCAAATTCCTATTTAAAACTTTTATATTCGATTCCGGTAGACAAGTTTGCCCTCATACAAGATGCAGTTGAACCATCGGAAGAAGATACGGATGAGGAGGATACGGGCCCAATTGTAATCTCCTATAAGGGTGATGAGCTTTTCACAAAATTGATGAAGTTTAGGAAGGGCATGTATCTTTTCTCAAGATACTACAGAGTTTTCCAAGCTGTTGAAGGCGGGTTATATTATTTTGAAGATGGTTCAGCATTCACTACTAAGAAGTTTGATCGCTATGGTGATCCCGGCTTTTTTGGAATGTTTGGTAAGTCTGTAATGGCCAATATATTAACTGATTTAGATGACTGGTTAAACACGAAAGGTTACAATATATTTGGCGCCGGCGCTCCGGGCTTATTTAAACCAAGAGTAACCGAACTAGAATTCACCTTCACGTCAGAATATAAGCTAAATAAATTAAAAGTATATACGGCTGTATGTGGTAGGAAACCAACTATTTATAAATCATCCTCTTTAGAAACATTAAATAATAAATCTTCATTTAAAGATAAGACCGCCATATCGTATTTTACAAAACTAAACGAAATAGAATCATTCCTAGGCGCTCGTGTCGAAAGACCTTGGACTGAGTTTATAGAAAAATACACATATCCCAAGATTACAAGCAGCAGTGCAGCATATGGCCCAGTCATGACCGCCGGCGATCCAACAATTGGTTCTTGTATAGTGGACAACTTGTTGGAAGAAGGTAAGAAATTAGGCCAAGATGTTCTTGATGATGTCTTTAGTTTAGGTGATGCAATTGCATACCAGTTCCATAAAAATACCTGTAAAAAATCATTAATGGACGTAGATACTGAACTTGAAAAAATGGGCCTCATTATGAATGAAAAAAACAGGCCTGAGTTGTTTAGTGTTATTGATCCAAAAACAAATGCAAAAACTAATGTTTTTTCGATGGCTAATGCTCAAGCTTTTGAAACTTTAGAAAAAGATAACAACATTTTCACCCAAATGTGTGCTGCATTTATCGGTAGCCAAGTTGGTCTGGGAGGCGATCCAGATAAACAATTTAGAGAATTATGGCGAGATGGGTTCTCAAGGGTTAAATTGTGTGGCCTGATGGATTTCATGGTCGGTGCACTACAGTGTTTATTTGGAGGTTTAACATTAGAACAAGCTCTCGCTAAGGCACTAGAATCTACTTTGACTGCAATGTCAATTGATAACTTTGAAGACATGTTCATCGGATTACCGCCAGAAAAGCAAGCAGAATTAGATGCTTTAGTTAAAAAGAAATTTGCTGCAGGTCAACTACCCGGCGCAAGAGACTCCAACATGGCTCAAGCTTCAAGGGCTCTTGATGATCGCGCGCAAAGCTCGGGCCAATCAGGAACTCAAAACCCAGATTTACTACAAGATTCTTTTTCTGGAGATATAGCCTTTTCACAACCACAGAGGCCATGGCTAAATAAAGAGTTTAGAAAAGCGGCCAAAGAACAACAAAAACAAGGTAATAATGGAGAAGCGGTGGCTTCTTATCGCGAAATCTATAGCCAAGAAGGCGCTACCCCTAAAGACTTTAGAACAATTGGACAAAGGCTTGATAAAGGTTTAAATGGTGGGGCTCAAGAACAATTAGATCCAAACTCGGTTATGCAAGCATATATAGCAGCTTTAATTGAGGTCTATTCAGAAGATTTATTGTCTTTAGTGGACATGTTAAATCAATATCCCGGCGCCGAAATAATTGCGAAAATCATTGCTGTATTTGATTGTCCTCGACCGCCCATGTTCGAGCCAAGTTTTATGGATTTTATAAAAAGTGTAGATTTACCATTTTGCAGCAGCATTCAAGAAATACAAATTCCAAAATTTGTAAATCCGTTCGCGTGGATTAATGATTTTACGGATATTATGAAGGCAATTTATTACATAATTTTACTTATCGTCCAACGCGCTATTATGGCAGTTATAATGAGGCTGCTTGTTAAGGTTTGTCAGATTATAGGCGATGCTATTTGTAAGGCATTAGAAGCAACTGGTAGTTATGTTGCCTCATTAGCATTTGGGCCCCCCACTCAAATTAAGGATGTTATAAGAGAAGCAATTTGTGGTGGTACCGCTGATGATTCAAAAGTCGATGCAACAATTGCAGATATGTTTGCTAAGTTTGGAGTCGGAGGCGCCGCCCTTTCAGACTCTGAAGCTATCAAGAATTTTGTAACAGACCTATCATCGTCTGTTTCTCGCCGAGAAGTCGCTGAAGCAGTTGATGGTCGAGCCAGCGAAGAATTCCAAACAGTTGCATATGAACTACTGGTCAACCAATATCCTCAATTCGCAGACGCGTTCCCATCGCCACAAGATTTAGCTGATCTGTTTACTAACATTGGAAATCTTATGCCCATGAACGCGCGCGCCAATATACAAGCGTTCTTAGATGAATTACCAGAAGACGATTTTTTACCGGCAAACCCTTCACTATGTTCCACCCCTGAACAGCAACAGGATTTTAAAGATAGGTACTGCATGCTTTTAGAGGGTACAGCCACCGCTGAAGATTGTGACAACATGTTCAGTGGTCTTCAAGATGATTTTTTAGAAGATTTAGAACAAGTTTCAAACGCAATGAATCACGGAGTTGGCAACGCTGTTATGGATGAGATAGGTCCTTTAGTATCAGAGCCCGGTTGTGATGATGGTGTTTTTCCATTCGAAACAGAAGAGGCTCAAAAAGCAGCTAATCAGGCACTAAGCAAGCAATTTCAACAACTACATGGTGACTTCTGTACAGATATGCTTGGCAATGGAGGCTTATTAACGTTTTTTGGTAGCGATGATGCAGACTGGGGTTTAATGAATATGATCTTGTCGGATACAAAAGGAAAACCTTTAAGCACTCACAGAAGAAAAGCTTTCAGGAAATCATCATATGTCGATGTAGCTACGAAACAAGATTTTGAATTACCTGAAGACATCTTTTTATTCTTTAAGGATGATACTCCTCCGACTGTTTCACAAGAAGGACAATTCCCAGCCTTTGTTGCAGAAGATTTATTTTTTACAATGAAACAAGCAAATGTAATATACAAGAGCAAAAATGAACAAAGTAATGTTGATAAGGCTAAGGTATTCAAAAGAACGTTTGAAGAATTAGGATTTAATGACGGCCTCGGGCTTGATGTTGATGTTCTTGTTCTGCCCGATTTTGGTTATAACGCAAAATTTGATGTTGAGATGGACACTGAAAAAGTCGTAATCACAAAAGGCGCCCGCAAGAAAAGTGCTGATATTAAATTATCGTACGAAGATAAAGATAACAGCAAAGACAAAGACTTAGATTATGAATATGCTATTGATGTTAGGGCTTATTTTTCTGATTTTACACAAATTACCGGTTCTGCCGGAGAAAAACTTTATGTCAATAGACCTGATGATAACGTTAGAATTAAGGTTAACGAAAGAACAAAATTAACAGAAAGACCGAATACTAAACCAGAGAACCAGAGACTCTTTGAATTTTTATCTGTTGATGATAGCTTGCAAGACATAGAACTATCACAGTTTACAAAGTTTTCTGAGGTAGGAAAAATCCCCACAGATTATGCTCCACAAGTGTTGCTGTTGTCTGACGTATTGAATAATAACGGCGCCTCAGTTGATTTATCACTTGTTAAGACATTCCATGATAATTTTATGAGCATTGCATTCAACACAATGCTACAGGAAATCGCTGGCCCCGAAGATACACTTGGCAACCCAACAAAGGCCGTTTGGCAGTTTGGCGCCAAGATAGATGATTTAACTGAAGAAGATTTATTATATGTGGTAAATAAGGGACAAACCAAATCGGCCGCCGGTACTGAGTATGCAGACGCACAGGTTACTGATTATGACGAGGAAGGGAAACCCAATGGTGGTTCTAGAGATATTGAAAACGATGATATGATCCTTGGTATAAGCCATATGCAACACAAAGAAAAAAATCAAGGTGCCAATAGAGAGAATCGTGTGTTTTTCTTAGATCCAAAAATATATGGTGGCTCTTATATGAAGCCAAAAATCTTTATTAAGCCTGTTAAGACAGAAGGCTGGCTTGGAATGGTTGATGTTATTTTCCCTGAAGCCGGCCCATGTAAGCCACAATTAACTGATTTAATTGATTTTAAAGAAATTGAAGAAGAAATATCAAGAACATATGCTATGATTCCTGAAGATCAAAGGTTAAAATACGAAGAAAAATGTGTCGTTGAATATCCATTTTTTAGAGTGTTAAATAGAAATGCTAAAGCAGGCATCCAAGGTCTAATAAAAGCCGCAGCTAGAATTTATAGCAGCGTACACTTCATCAAAGGAATAGCAACGTTTACAACATTTAACACAGAAATAAAAGATAATTATAGCTCTTTGTTTGCATCTTATGTTGTTGAAAACATGGAAAGAGACTTCAAAGATGCCCAAGGCGCCGTCTGGGAATTTTTTAATCCATTTAAAGACGAAGAGTTCTGGTATGCATTTTTGGAACAAACAGTACAAACTTATGGTCGCCTCATAGACGACGAAAATTTAGAACCACCGCCGTCTGTACAAACAGCGATAGATATGATTAACAACGCTCAAGAGAAATATAATTACCCATTTTACGATGATTTAAAAGCTGCTAGGGAAACGCGCCGTGCCCAAAAATTACAGACCCTTAAGAACTGGCGAGAAGAAAGAAAATATGAAGCAATTAAAAAAGTAGAAGATCAAGCCAAATTAGTACTTAAAGAATTTGTTAGAGATGAATTAAATATTATGGCTGCTAAGTTTAATAAAAATTTAGATAGTGTTGGTATAAAGCCGCAAGTAAATGATGTACAAAATTATTTCCTGACTCAATTTGCACAAGGTGCTGAAGAGCTTTCAATTGATAAAGTAATAAAAGAAGAAACAGTTGACATGCCAACAAGTGGTTCCAACCATTACACTAATGGAAATGAAATGTCTACTCCTGATGGTGAGTCATATATAGGTTATTATCACGTGCACATAGACGAAGATGGAAATCAGGTATATATGGTCGGAGAAAGTCACAGTACTGAAGCTCACGATGAACTAACATTGTATGCTGATAAAAAAATAATACCAATTGGAGATATCAAAAGCATTAACGTTGAACCAACCTACAACGCAAGTAAACCGTTTGTTATAAGAAAATACACTTCCATTAATGGAACAAAATATGACCCTGATGAAGCAGCTGCAATTATTAGATCGAACCCACAAGGTAAAAATATTTCCGATATCTATCCCGGTACCTTAGATTTTGTATACGCAGAAGAACAATCAACCCAAGTTAACTACGGTGATGCTCCCCTCCAAAAACGCAGCATATACCACGAATCAAGTCCAACTGACACACCCGGCCCAACTGACATTGCAGGCGTTCAGGCAGCTCCTAAAAAGACGAAACGAATTGTGGGCCTTGAAGGAAAACTGGGAGTTAGACATGGCTTAATTTTTGAAGTTTATATAGTAGGTCACGCTGATCCGTATACGATAGCTAATGTAGAAGTTGATGCGCTAGATTTAGATGTGTCCAAGGCACAAACAATTGAGCCAAATTCTAAACTTTTATACTGTTTAATAAATAATTTAAAAGATGATGAAATTTATAAAGCAGTAACAAATTATGTAATCCCTTTAAATAAAATAAGTGCTATATTGGCAATTTATAATGATGCATCATTTTTACCTTCTATTGGACAAATAAGTGTTGAGAAGGGTGATAACAATGTTAACGCAAATAATATTGAGAAAAAGCCCGGGATTAGAGTTTATTACGTAGATGATGATCCAGAAAAAGGTATTGATCGATATGAGTACACTCCCGGCTGGGAACACTACGAGGATCGTAAGCCGTCAAAGTTCCCAAATTTTGTAAGAGAGTGGGATGAATGGGATAAAATATTGCTACGAAACTCAAAAAGCAGAATTAAAAAAATGTTTAAAACATATTACAACAGCCGCGATTGGCAAACCACCGATGACGACTTTGATGCAGCTAGAATATTAATGCGTAATCTGAAAAGTAATCTTACGCTCCCAGCGGGTGCTGGTCTTCTATCGTGGTGGCAAAGAAGTAGATTATTGAGAACCAATCCACTTAATGCAGAGGGTAAACTTTGCACCAAAAAAGATTAAACATCTATTTATTTCTTGAGGGATACTAATGTCTTCAATCGGCGTCAAATTACCAATCCAAAAAGACAGCTCAGAAGGTTTTGCTACAATCAAAACTGTAAGAGAAATGTTTAAGCAAAATTTAAAAATGTTAATTTTAACAATTCCCGGAGAAAAGGTTATGGATCCCGACTTTGGTGTTGGTGCCATACAATATTTATTTTCTGGTTTTTCTGAAGGTGCTCAAATAAAATTAGATAACAGTATTAGAGAACAGGTAGCTACATATATACCGGCTATAACGATACTAGATATTTTGTTTAGAGAAACTTCCCAAGATAACAACACTCTTTCTTTTAAAATAGAATATAGTATTCCGAACGCAGGAATAAAAGATTTGTTAGAATTTACTATTTAATAAAAGGAAACAACAATGTCTGATCAAGAAAAGAAAAATCTTCCGATTAATTATACAAACAAAGAATTCAGTTCTATTAGGCAGGACTTGTTAGAATTAGCCGAAAGGTTCTACCCTGACACATTCCAAGATTTCAGCGATGCATCGTTTGGTGCCCTGATGATTGATGCTGTAGCTTATGTCGCTGACCAAATGGCTCTCACAATTGATTATAATGTCAATGAGGCCTTTTTAGACACAGCTTTTCAGAAAAACAATATTATTAGACACGGCAGGGTTTTAGGTTACAAAAACACAGGCCGGCCCTCCACTTTTGGAACAGTTGCGATTTATGTAATGATCCCTGCAAACGTCAGCGGTATGGGCCCAAATGAACAATATATACCTATAATGCAAAGAGGTGCAGTTTTTACTTCAACTACTGGCTTATCGTTCACACTAACTGATAATGTTGATTTTAAAGATACAAGTAACCAAATTGTTGTTGCGAGAGTAAATAATGTGACAGGCGCCCCCACTCACTACGCCATAAAAGCATATGGAAATGTAGTATCAGGTAAATTAGCACAAACGCAAGTTACCTGTGGTCCATATGAAAAGTTTAAAAGAATTAATTTGAACATTCCCAATTTATCTGAAGTGATATCAGTCTTTGATTCGTCAGGTAATGAATATTTTGAAGTAGATTACTTATCGCAAGATATGGTTTTTAAAGAGATGTCTAATAAAAACTTTAAAAACGATAACACACCATCTATATTAAAGCCGTACCTTGTGTCGCGCAAATTTGTGATTCTCAGAAACTCGGATAACTCTACTGTAATTCAATTCGGTAGCGGCAAAGAGAATGAATCTAATGTTATTGCAAGTCCACAAAATGTTGCTGTGAATGTTTTTGGTAAATCATATATAACAGATACCACTTTTGATCCTTCAAAAATATCAAAAAATTCCAATTTTGGTATTGTGCCATCAAACACAGTGCTTACAATAAATTATAGAACCACAAACCCTAGTAATTCGAATGTCGCTGTCGCCGCAGTCAACAAGGTACAAAATATATCGCTTCAATTTGAAAACGAAAGTGAGCTTAATGCCGGTACTGTAACAAATATTATGTCATCTGTTGAAGTACAAAATGAAACACCAATTACTGGAGATACTGCTAATCTAACCAACACAGAATTGAAAAATGTCATCTATGACACGTTCCCAACACAGAATAGAGCAGTGACTCAGGCAGATTATGAAAATTTATGCTACAGAATGCCATCAAAGTTTGGTAGTATTAAGAGAGTGAGTACCCAAAAAGATCCAAATTCGCAAAAGAGAAACCTTAATTTGTATGTCATGTCAGAAGATTCACAAGGAAAACTAATTTCATCTAATCAAACAATCAAATCTAATCTAAAAACTTGGTTAAATCAATACAGGATGATTAATGATACTGTTGATATTCTGGATGCATATATTATTAACTTAGGTATTGATTTTGTTATTAAATGTATTTCCGGCGCCGATAAGAATACTGTCCTAGGTGAAGCCGCACAAATCATAAAAAATAAATTTAATGATGGCTTCTTTATTGGTGAACCTCTTTATATAAGTGATATTTATTCTGAACTTAAAAAGGCACAAAATATCTTAGACGTCATATCGGTAACAATAGTTAACAAAACTGGCGGCTCCTACTCAAGCATAAATTTTGATACATCCCAGAATTTTTCACCTGACGGCACTCAACTGGTATGCCCTAAGAACGGCATTTTTGAAATTAAATTTCCTGAGACAGATATAAAAGGAAAAATTACATAATGTTATTGAGATATACAGCATCGGCTGACAATACCATAGTTAGTGCGTTTAACAAAGGTTTAAACACAAGAGGCACAGGCTCTAACGCAGGATTGTCCGATGTAATCGAAACGTTTTCTATTTACGGTCGCCAACAACCATCAAGCTCCACTGATATTGGTTCACAAGAGTTATCTAGAATATTGGTTCAATTTCCGATTTCTTCAATTTCGGACGATAGGACATTGGGAATTGTACCGCAAAGCGGAAGTGTAAACTTTTATTTAAGATTGTTTAACGCACAACATTCAAAAACAGTGCCAAGAGATTATAAACTTGTTGTATATCCTGTTTCACAATCGTGGCAAGAGGGCGAAGGGCTGGACCTAGAGAATTACTCAGATGTAACAAACGGCAATCCCGGCTCAAACTGGCTATCCGCATCTAACACATCCGCTTGGATTAAGCCCGGCGGTGATTATATCACTACAAATACTAACTTAATATACGAACAGACTTTTAAAAATGGTATTGAAGATTTAGAAGTTAACATTACCCCCCTTGTTGAAAGTTGGATATCTGGAACTGTTCAAAATTATGGTGTTGGTGTATTTCTGTCGTCAAGCTACGAAGCATACTTTTCAGGTTCTGCCGGCGCCAATAGCGGTAGTGTTTTGAATAACACAAATGGCGCCAAAGAGTCATATTATACTAAAAGATTTTTTGCACGCGGCACGCAGTATTATTTTAAGAAGCCATTTATTGAAGCACGTTGGGATTCAACAACAAGAGATCATCGAAGCGATTTTTATTTTAGCAGTTCACTTGCTCCTGCAGCAGATAATCTAAATACAATTTATATTTATAATTTTATCAGAGGTAGACTTACAAATATCCCTTCCATTGGAACAGGCAAATTATGTGTCAGCTTGTTCTCAGGTTCAGCAGCAAACGACAGCCCTTCTGGTTCAGCACTTAGTCTCTATAACGGTAAAACTGCACTTACGGGCGGTTATGTGTCAACAGGAATATATTCCTGCTCTGTTGGAATTGTTTCGTCTTCAACTAGCCCTCTATATGACGTGTGGTTTTCTGGTTCTGATTCTGCTACGGACGCATCAAAAACAACACAGCAATATTTTACTGGTTCAATAACTCCTAAATTGCATGAAGCTTCAGTTACCCAAGCTCAGGATAATTTTGTAATTAAAATTACAAATTTACAAGAAGAATATTCATCTAAACAAAAAGAAAGATTTAATTTGTTTGTTCGTTCTAAAAATTGGAGCCCAACAATATATACCAAAGCTAATCAAGCAGTTGCGACTACTAATATACAAAGCGCGTCATACTCGGTAACGAGAATAATAGATAATTTATTAGTCGTGCCACACGGCACAGGATCCGACAATCATACTGTTTTATCATATGATAATGAAGGAAATTATTTTGATTTTGATATGAGCATTCTTGAGCCCGGATATCAATATAGGTTTAGTTTCGCTTTTTATGATGATAGACTAAAAAAGTGGAAAGAACAAAACAATCAATTTAAATTTAAGATTGTCTAATAATTATGTATAATGAGTAAGTTAAATTATGAGCATTAAAAGTTTATTCACAGATTTTCGCAACAATGAAAACAAGTATGTGGAATATTCGACAGATAAAGAATATTACAAAGATGTTGAGTCATTTAGAAATGCTTCCCTTCTAGAAGTACAAAAGAATACTTACATCCCACAAATTGATTATAATGAGCCTTCTAACTTTGTTAAGTTTGGCTCTGCTGAATTGTTTTACGAAGGCTCTCTCAAGAGAATTGTCGATTATTACCCATACGATGGTTCTCAAGCTGAAAAGAACGACTTCTATAACAGATTAATAGATGGTGAAAAATATATCTTTAACAATCTGTACCCTAGATTTAATGGTTTTGCTACTATATCAGCTGCCGGCTGGGGTACTCTCAACGGTAGTTTGTCTCAAGGGTACGGTCTACCAAATAACTTAGAACACATTACTTTTAAAGGTGGTCCCGGCCCCGGTTTAAGTGGCTCTAACTTATCATCGCTTGTAAATAATCCGTTTAACAACAAATTTCAAAGCGCCAACAAATATCAAGAAGAGCCTTATACCTTTGAAGGACTGCCCTCCGACTATGGTTCCGGTACCAGAACATCAAACTTGAGATCTGATTTTAATGATGGAGTCACAGTAGAGTTTTGGTTTAAACATGATGGTTTTACAATGGCTAAAACTGGCAAACAAGTTATTTTTGATTTATGGAATAATGTTTCTATTGGCGATACTGGTTACGGCAGATTAAGAATAGAACTTACCGGCGGTGTGGGAGCAAATGAGACACCCTTTAGGATTACAGTCCAGTCTGGTTCAGTTGATTTGGGCCTCCCAGCAATGCCGCCCACTGCACATCCATTAACATCTTCTATAGGTGCTAAAACTACGCTAACTTCGTTAGCTAATTGGCACCACTACGCGTTCAGGTTTTATAATTCTGGTAGCACTTTTGTATCAAAACTATATGTTGATGGTAAATTGGACGACACAAACATCTATACCGATGTAAAAAGTCGTTCACCCGGCGATATCACAACCTCAAAGATGATTGGTCGCATAGGCTCTTTAGTAACACAAGCTTCAGCATCTTCGCCATTTAGTGCTGCTGGTGCTGGTAAACTTGCTGGCTCTATCGACGAATTTAGATTTTGGAAGACTTCAAGAAATTCTAAAGAAATAGCACTAAACTATTTTACTGACTTAGGTGGTGGCAGTAATACTGATATCTCCAATACAACACTTGGTGTATATTACAAATTTAATGAGGGCACAACTGGCATCACGTCCACA